TTCTAGATTTTTATTTTGAGTATCTATTTCTAGGCTAAAGTTAAAGCGTTGTCTAGGTATCGCCGTATAAACACCCCCGGACCCAGCATTTTTACTGGGTCCAAAGAATGCTTCACTTGCGTGTTGGCGGATCGACATGGCTAAATCCTATTAACCGTTAGCAGTTGCTACAATAGTGGTATCTGTAGTATCACCACCAACAAACAGATCTGGACCATTATCGCCACCTAGATGCTGTGCATTATCATAACGTAATGTTACTGTTACAATTTGTGCTTCACTTGTTGCATAGTTACTTTCTCCGTATGCTACGTTTTGAATATAGCATCCGTATAGTTCCCATTTATCTAGTGTTACTGCTTCTGCATTTCCACCATCTAATGTTTCAATGTCACACTGGAATTTATAAGCGCCGCCACTTTTCGGGCTTGCTTGGTTTACCATGTCAATTTGGTTGCTCATTTGGTGATCAATTTGTGTGATCACACTATTAGCAACATCGTCGCGGATTGTAATTGTTACCGCTTCCCAAGTATGCTTACCTGCTAGGTAAATACGTGAATTGTAAGTATCTAATGTTACTTCGTCGTGACTAAGTGTCGGACGAGTTACACTAACTACATTAGCAGTTACCACTTGCGATGTATCAAATCCAAATGATACACGAAAACGATATTGCATTTTGGGCATAATGGTACCTGGAGCACTGTTGCTCGTTGTAGGTACACTTAAATTTGTTAATACAGCCATTGTCTATCTCCTCTTAAGAAAAGTTTGTATAACTATATTTATGACTTTTTGCCAAAAAAAAGACCGGCACAAGGCCGGCCTTTAAGTTATGTAAGAATTCTTAGCTCAGTGCGCCTGTGTTAACAATTCTAATTGGAATGTAGATGAATTCTGTTGCTTTTGTTGGTTCAATAGCAATATCTACATATAGTTCGTTGCGATCAACACGTGCTGGCGTATTGTTGCTTACGTCACAAACAACTGCAAAGTCTGTGATACCACGCTTTGCTAGGATGTCGCTTAGGAAGCCTTCAAATACTGCCGCTACTCTTGCACGTGTTGGTACATCATTTGGCTCAAACAAGAACGGACGAGCAATCTCATCAAATCGTTCACGTAAGTATGCCACTAGACGTGCCACGTTTACACGATCAAGTGCAGTAGTTGTACTGTGCAAGCTCTTCTGTCCAAATAGTACAACACCCTCGGCAGGGAATGTAGCAATTGGGTTCAGTTTCGCTGCGTACATGCTGTCACGCTGACCTTGGCTTAGTGAAACAGCTTTAAATTCTGTCTCAGTTGTAATATATCCAACTGCACTAGCGTTTTGTACAACACCACGTGTCAAGCCTGCTGGTGCAAACCATGGAAACGCAATATTGTCGTTATATGCATATTGATATAAAGCCATATGACTTGGTGGAACAGTTACAGTTGCACCTGCAGGAGTTGTTGCACGACCTGCTGGATAGTATGCGGCACTGTATGTGTTCTTTGTTACAAGACCGTCTTCGCCATTTTCGCTAGCACCTACACCCTGAATCCATGCAACTGCTTCAGTTGGTGTTTTGCGTAATGGAGTATCGATTAGGATAAATCCTGTTTCGCCACGATCACTGTTTAGAGCAACTAGTTCGTCTGTAAGCTCTGGGTAGTTTGGAGCCGCTAGTAGTGTAAAGTTACGTAGTGGGTCACGTAGATCGCTGTTACCAGCAACTGACGCCTGCATTGCAGTACTAATTACTTTACGTTGTGCTAGGCGTCCAAATGCACCACTACCATCTGCGTGGTTAGTTGCGGCATTTCTCCAAGCACCTGCTGTTGAGTTCCAACTACGTACTGTATTTTTACTTTGTGCCATGTTAACAGCTAACATACCTGCTGGATATAGCTGATAATCTGGAGCACCAGTAATTGGTGTAATTGCACCACTTGCTAGAGCAACACGTGTTTGATCTGTAAAGTCTGCAAAAATAACACCGTCTTGTGTTGATTGGTCTGTGTTGTCATGAGCAACCCATGCAGTACCATTATGCTGATATATTGCTGGACGATTGCGCTCTAAAGCACCTGTATCAATCCAAATATCACCACTAACTAATGAACCACCAACGCTATTTTGTGTTGGTTCGCTTACTGCGTACTGGACAGCACTGCTTGCAACTCTTTCCCAAGCACCAGCTGCACGTACAAGCACGTCAATGTCTGTGCGTGTATCGTTAAACCATAGTGTGCCTGCGGCAGGGTTACCTGTTGGCTCTGCATCTTGTGCAAAGAAGTTTGCAGTTGTAATTGGAGCTGCTGCACCTGCTACAACGTTGTCAATTGTTAAACCACCCACAGCCGCTGCAAATAGGCTTAGGTGAATATCACTGTTAACCAATGTTTGAGCTGCAACGCTTGTACCATCTTGTTTGATGTTATTGCCGCCGCCACCTTGTGTGTCGTCTACAGTTGATACACTTTCTAAACCAAATACGCCTGCACTGTTTGCACTATAAAATGCAAGTGCAACACCATTACCTGGACGTGTTGTTTTAACCCATGCATCTCCTGTGCTTGGTGAGCTTGGTGCGCTATAGTGTGGTGCAAATGTTGCAGTACCTGTGCTTGAGCTGTTTAGAGCTTCCCACGAACCGCCTACACCTTTAAAGTAATGGATTGCACTATCTGTTGCACCGTCTGATAAGACAGCAACAAGATAATCACCATTTACTACTGTTGCGCTTGGTGTATATGTACCACCAACTTCACCTGCTGTTGCAGATGTATCTACTTCTACAGTTACGTCCTGTAGAACCCATGATGTACCATTCCATTGATGTACACCAAATTTACTGCCGTCTGTATCTAACCAATAAGAACCTGCTGCTGCTGGTCCTGTAGGTGCATCTGCACTTACTGTTAATTGTCCTAGATCCACGTCTGCTCTTACAACATATGCTTGAGAACCTTGTCCCAAGAAACTGTAAGCGGCCAGTAGACCATATTCACTTGTTTCGTCACCTTCTGCAAGGTCTGAACCAAATGTGGCATCTCCAAAGAACTGTGTAAGTTCTCTCTGTGATGTTACAGGTATCACATTACCAGCAACTGCTGATTTTGTGTACTTTGCAATACCGTCTGTTTCCGTTCCGGTTGGGTCGACTTTGTTAGAGCGAGTAGCAATTACAATCATTGGGATTGTACCTGTACCCGGCGAGGCGTAAGCACTCTCGTCAACTACCGTTACGGCAACACCTGGGGAAACTAAAGTAGCCATATTTTTTCTCCTCTGATAATTCAGTTAATGTTTTAGTAACTGTTTGTATTTAGCAGAAGCATACTTATATAGGCTGGTTACGGAGATAACTACGTAGTTAACTCGTCTAAAACAAGTTTCTCTAGCTCTTGTAATGTACCATTATTGTGCATAATTTTATCAAATTCTGCATCAGGTCGTATCCAAGCCCATTCACTTGGATGCACATCTGTTGGCTGTATATTATTATCTCGCATGTCTAAAAACCATGCAGGTAAATCTCCTCTTACAACCTGCCAAACTTCTCCTTTAACACTTTGTATCATGCTAACTTCGTTTGGAAATCGTACATCAGGTATTACCCAATTAGCATTTGGATTGTCTAAAATATGTTGCTTAACTAAACTTACCCAAATGCCGTCAAAAAATCCATTACGCATACAGTCAGTACCAAATAACTGAAGCACAAGACGAGGAGTAATATCTCTACCCGTTTCTGTTGTCCAGAATTCATCAGTTTTTTCTCTCCATATACGACTACGATCTGTGTCGCCTTCTAAAAGTTCTCTATCCCATCCAAATACACTTGCTACGCCATCTTTTAATTTGTCAGCAAAACTTAGTTTTTGATAGTTATGATTTTCTACTAAAATATCGGCAACGGTGCCTTTACCACTGCCGATTAATCCGCAAATACCTATTACATTATTCATTTATTTTTAATCCATATCACATTGCCAATAAGTGCCGTCATACCAAGCACGGAGACCACCTAATGGATAATCTTTATGCTCAAAGAATATAAAAGGACGACCCTTTGCATCTATTCTCTGTTCTATGATGTCAGCCTCTTCTAAAGGTATTAGACGTTCTGCACCAGTATCTTGATAGTATGCACTGTTAAAAATGCGTATCATGCATACGCACTCCAAAATTCATTCCACATTTCATCAACGCCATTTTCTATATCTGAAACGCTGATATATCCAAGCATGCGTTCTTGTGCAAAAATTGCACATGCTTTAGACATAGCTTCACTTACGTGTTCACTTTCCTTAACAACTACTGCAACTTTATCCCAACATTTTTCTTCAATGTCCATTATGTAAGAACTCATTCCCATCTTTATCTCCCTGTGTTATATAATGATGCCTAACTGCTTTAGGCGATTGTTGTTTAATAAATTCCATATGAGCCTCAGCCTGTGTTGCAGTTTCAAATTCTGCAACACAAACCTCATTTTCAATTCTAGGAATATACATTACTTTGTACATTACACTTCCTTATTTTAAGTAGTGTGGACCAGTCCACGCTACACTATATTCTTCAAAAACGTTACCCCTTGCGGCATTCCTAGCTGGTGCATTGTAACCTGCGGCTTTAAGGATATCACCTTTTTTAAACAATTTGTCATCGTCTGTGTTAACAATGAAACCCCATACACTGTTTTCTTTGGTAATTTTAATGTACTTTTTACCAGTTTTAACAGTTACATTGTCTTCAAAGTTGGCAATGCTTTTACCAAAGTAGCTGTCAGGATCAACTGGACCACGTCCACCTGCTTCTGCAAACCGAATATAATCTGCTTTCATTTTAGCAATCAATGTCTGAATCTGTTTTTCCATCTTAACTCTCCTTAGTTTCTTAACTTACTCTTATAATATACAGTAAGACGTCTTGCTTGTCAACAAAAACCCGAAAAAAAAGGCAGGAAAAAATCCTGCCAGTTCAATAACTTATAATTTTTTTTGATTTTTTATCCGATTACAAAGCCTAAGCCAGTGCTACCTTCAGCATATAATGTAAGATCTTGCTCTAGTTTGTCCAAATCTGCTTGTGCATCAGCTCTTAGAACGTCAGCATTAAGTGTTGTACCGCCTTGTGGACCAGCAATAGTATTAAACTTTCCACGTGCTTCTGCAAGTATTAGACGTGCATGAGCAAATGCATAATCTTTAATCCAGGGTTTTGCATATACATCTGAAAATAAAACTTCTTCTGGTCTAGAGTTATATACGTGTAAGTATACATCATCTTCTGCTTTAATACGTCTGTGAATTAACAAATTATGACTAGTGTGATTCCATGTAAATGTATACTCTGCACCAAACAAACGGCCCAGTGCTTCACGGTGCTGTGCAAGTGCGTCAAACACGCCCAGTCCACCTGCTCTACCACTGTGCATCAAATATGTGTTTAAATATTGTGCTTCAAATGGTTCAAAGTCGTTGCCGCTTGTACCACTTACACCACTACTACGTCTGTAAATATCTTTAACTTCAATAATATCGTTAGGCAATGTATATTCATTAAGGTCGTTTTGTAAACGTAAATGCACAAAACTTTCTTCTACAGCATTTTCACTACGTTGTCTATACTTGTCTAAAGATTTATCAATAGCCAAGTGATAATGTTCGGGGTCAAGTTCAACATCAACCATTTGACCACCCAAACGTAGTTCCATTTCTTTTATAATATCGTCACGTAGAGCCATATTTGTATTCTCCTTGCTAGTATTTATACGATTGATAAAAACACAAACAGATAAATATCATAAAGGATTTAACTTATGCCTAGACTTCAAATGTACAAGCCTACAAAAACAAACGATTATTACTTCTTGGATAATAATATTCGAGAGCAATTTCAGATTGGTGGCACTAGTGCATATGTACACAAATATATTGGACCACAAGCACTTGGAAATACTGGAGATCCTGCACAACCAAACTACAGTGCAGGTATGGAAGTAGATCCAGTTACTGGAGATTTTACAAATCCTGAAGGCATTATAAACGAAACTAAAATACAAGACTTACTGTTTATGGAAAATAGAGATCGCAAGTACGATCCTTGTATATTTGATTTACGTGGTATATATA